ATGCTTCTTCAACAGTAAGTGGATAGTTTTGTACATGTAAATTGTAAGCGTCATTATCACCAGACTTCTGTATATTGTCTCGCTCTTCTGTAAGTTTTTCTATCGCTGCTTTCTCGTTCTCTACACCAGTATTGATATCAAAGAAACCATAGTATGCCCTGGATGCTGGTATAAACATAGGGATAAGATTATATGCATCATAGCTATAATACATATCCATAAAGTCTTTTGATGCTTTGGTTATATCGCCACCAGTTCCCCCAACTATAGGAACACCGAATTGTATATCCCCATCCATGAAACATGCTTTGGATGACATGTATGCGTTCTTAAGTTTTTTAAATTCACCCGCTTCTTCAAACACCATAAGACTAACACGTTCTCCTTTGAATACTTCTGGGTTATCCATAGTACGACAGATAATAGTAGATTGATAACCACCTATCTCCCACTTGCCGTCTTTATTCTTTTGCTTGTATCCGCTACGCATTATGTCTGTTGTATCTTTAAGAACTGAATGTTTGAAGTTTGGATGTATACCATTCAATCCTTTTTTTACTTTATCAAAGAATGCATCTGCTG